ATCAGTCCGCTGCGTGCCACCGCCGCTGAGTATTATAACGGTGAAGCACTGGCCACTGGCGAAGAGGGCCGCAGCACGGCGCAGACTATGGACGTGCGCGACACAGTGCAGGCCATGCTGCCAAGCCTTATGCGTATTTTTTGCGGCTCTGACCACATGGTTGAGTTTGCCCCGCGAGGCCCGGAAGACGTAGAGGGCGCAAAGCAAGCCACTGACTTTGTAAACTATGTGCTCAATCAAGACCAAGACCAGAGCTTTGTAGAAATCATCTATGCGGCTATGAAGGACGCGCTGGTGAAGGGGTCGGGGTTTCTCAAGTATTACTACGACGAAAGCGAAACGACTCAGTCTTATGAGCTTCTGAATCTAGACGATCAGGCGCTCAACGCCTTGAACTCAGACCCTGAGATCGAAATTGATATGCTCACCTCGATGATGAGCAGTGAGCAGCAAGAGTCATCACACTCAGTCCGGGTAACGCACAGATCTAAAATCGGCAAGATCAAGGTTGAGGCAGTGCCTCCCGAAGAGATTGTGATCAACCGCACAGCGCGCAATCTTGATGACGCTGAATTGGTTGCGCACAGATCTTATGTGACGCTGTCTGACATGGTCCTGATGGGCTATGACCTAGACGATGTTGAGCAGTACGCGACAGTCAACGAGACAGACTTTGAGTTATTCAACGTCGAGGCGCGTGAGCGCTTCCAGCAAAGCTCATTTGAAGACAACAACCTTATTCAGCGGGTGCTGTATGTTGAAGCCTATGCCCACATAGACTCGGACGGCGATGGCGTTGCTGAGCTTAGAAAAATTTGCTGCGCTGGCCCTACTTACGAAGTGCTGCGCAACGACCCGGTAGACATGATCCCCTTTGCCTTTTTCTGCCCAGACCCGGAGCCGCACAGCTTTTTTGGTCTGAGTATCGCAGACCTGACAATGGACATTCAGCGCATTAAGACCGCAGTGTTGCGGGCATCCCTAGACAGCTTAGCCATGAGCACTCACCCCAGGGTGGGCGTGGTTGAAGGCCAAGCCTCGCTAGAAGATGTTATGAACAATGAAGCTGGTGGCGTGATCAGAATGCGAACCCCTGGCGCTGTTGTGCCTTTCACGCTGCCTTTCGTCGGTAAAGAGGCATTCCCAATGCTTGGCTACATGGACGAGATCCGTGAGAACAGGACCGGCATATCTAAAGCGGCAGACGGCCTAGACCCTAGCGCGCTGCAAAGCTCCACGCTAATGGCAGTCCAGCAAACAATAGGCGCAGCCCAGCAGCGCACAGAAATGATTGCCCGCCTGTTCGCTGAAGGCGGCATGACTCGGCTATACAAAGGGCTACTGCAGCTGATCATTAAACACGTCGATAAGCCACGCATGATCCGCTTGCGCAATGGCTTCGTGCCTATGTCGCCAGACAGATGGAACGCCAACATGGACGTGGTGGCCAATGTCGCCCTGGGCAAAGGCGGCGACATGGAGCGTATGTCTATGCTTCAGCAGGTAGCGGCCAAGCAAGAGCAGATCATGCAAACGATGGGGCCAGATAACCCGCTGGTCGATATGAACAACTACTACTCCACTATGGTGCAGCTGTTAGAAGTCGCTGGCTTCAAAGACCCCCAGCGCTTCTTCAAAGACCCAGCGCAGCAGCCTCAAACACCACCAGAGCCGCCTAAGCCAGACATTAACGAGCAGCTGATTCAGGTCCAGATGGCAGAGATTAACGCCAACATCCAGAAGAAGCAGGCAGAGCTTGAGCTAGAGCGCGAGAAGATGATCCGTGAGGATGACCGCCGCCGGGACGAGAGCGAGGCCAACATAACGCTCAAGGCCGCTGAAATAGCCGCCCGATATGGCGCTGAGGTCAACACGGCTGAGATCAAGGCCAACTCAGAGAGAGACAGAGAACTGGTCAAGCAGTTAGCACAACAGCAGCAGGCACCTAATGTCCCTACGGCCTGAGCAGCAGTCAAACATACAACGATTCGCCGACGATGAAGATTTCGGCGTTCTCATAGAAATGCTACGCCTCGATTATTTTGAGGAATGGTGCAAGGAACGTGACCCCGCCAAGCGGGAGCGCTTACATCAAAAACAAGAAGCACTTGAAGACCTGGTTGTGCAAATACGCGCAGTCGCAGATCAAGTCGCTTTCAATAAGCGGAATTTACCATGAGTGATAAAATAGAAGGGTCGGAATCCCAACATATGGGGTCTGGCAATTTGGGCGATGCCCAAGCAGCGATTTTGAGTTTGATGGAGCCAGAAGGCCAAACCGAAGATTCAAATGAGGTTGTTGAAAATGAGTCCTTAGAAACTGAGGGCGAGGCTTTAGAAGAAGCTGAGTATGAGGAGTCCGATGAGGATCTCGACTCAGATGACGATGATGCCGAACTGTTGGATGACGATGAAGACTACGACTCAGACGAAGATGAGGACAGTCAGCCAGAGAGCTTCACGGTCAAAGTTGCCGGTGAAGAAATCTCTGTTGACCTGGACGAACTTAAAAATGGGTATTCACGCACAGCAGACTACACAAAGAAGAGCCAAGCACTGGCAGAAGAGCGTAAGCAATTCGGTCAGGACCGAGACGCGGTTCTACTTGAGCGGCAGCAATACAGCCAGTTATTAGGCGCATTGCAACAGCAGCTGACAGCATTTGACGAGCCTGCCCCGGACTTTGATCGGTTATACGATGAAGATCCAATTGAAGGAGCTAGGCAAGAACGACAGTACAGACAGAGAACAGAGCAGCGCCAGCAAAAAATGCAGGCCATTGCCATTGAGCAGCAGCGTGTGAATGACGCTAACGCACAAGAGCAACAGCAGCAAATGCGGGGGCTAATACAAAGTGAGGCGGCACAACTTCCCGACCTAATCCCAGAGTGGAAGGACGAGAAGGTGGCGAATAAGCAGCGAGAGCAGCTTAGAGAATACCTCATAGACCAAGGCGTAGCTGAAGAAGAGCTAGGCGCACTGGTTAGGGCTAATCACATTAAAGTCCTGCGAAAAGCAATGCTATTTGATCAAGGTCAGAAGCGCGTTCGCAAAGCACAGAAAGCTGGGCAGGGTGGTAAAACTGTACGGTCTGGATCTCGTCAACAGCAGGTAAAGCCTAGTCAGCGCAAAACTAAAGCCGCATTTCAACGTCTCAAACAAACTGGCAGCACAGAAAACGCTGCTTCATTGATTGAATCTATGCTTTAGGAATTACCATGACTATTATCGCAAACACTTTCCTCAAATATAACGCTATTGGCGTTCGTGAGGATCTCTCAAACATTATCACTATGATCTCTCCAGAGACTCGCCCTTTCATGTCCAACATGACAAAGAAGCGATCTGTGACAAATACATTCTTTGAATGGCAGACCGATGATCTTGGTGCCGCAGGTGCTAACCATCACTTAGAAGGTGACGACTTAGCTTCGTTTACCGCAGTTACTCCAACTACTCGTCTGGGTAACTACACTCAAATCTCTCGCAAAGACTTTATCGTGTCCGACACAATGTCTGCGTTAGATCTTGCTGGTAGACGGGCAGAGGTCGCGTACCAGATCAGTATGGCAGGTAAGCGTCTTGCTAACGATATGGAACATAACCTTTGTGGTTTGAACCACGCAGCAGTTGGCGGTAACGCAACCACTGCACGAAAGACTGCGCCACTGGCTGCATTCATTCGCACCAACCGCTCTAACGGTACTAACGGTGCAGCGCCTACAGTATCTGGCGGCGTTGTAAACGCTGGCGCTACTGATGGCACACAGCGTGCAATGACAGAACCAATGTTAAAATCAGTCCTGCAGGGCGTGTTTACAAACGGCGGATCACCACGGTTTGTATTAGTGGGACCACACGTTAAGACTGTGATCTCTGGCTTTGCTGGTATTGCCGCTCAGCGTTATCAAGCGCCTAGCGACTCTCCAACAACTATTATCGGTGCGGCTGACGTCTACCTTAGCGATTTTGGTAGTGTGGCTATCGTACCCTCAACAAAATCGCGCGCAAGAGATGCGTATGTGATTGACCCTGATCTGGTAGAGGTGGCTACGCTAAGACCTATTCAAGCAAACGAGCTTGCTAAGACGGGCGATGCAACCAAATTCCTTACGTTGGCCGAGTATGGCTTGGTCGTTACTCAGGAAGCTGGCCTTGGTGTTGTAGCAGATCTATCAACTAGCTAATAGGAAACGTATGGAAATCAAACGCAACCTGTCTAACGATGCCGCAAGCGGCATCAAGACTGACTTCATTTATGAGGCTGGCGAGACGCTGAAAGATGACAAGATCACTATTGCGTCTTCGCAAGATGTGACGGCCATTGTTGAAGCGAACAAGCGCGCCCGTAATGAAATTGACCGCCACCAGAAGCATGGCGAGTGGTCTAAGGTTGCGTCCATACCTATGTCAATCTATTACGATCTGAAAGCAAAAGGCATTGCCGACGATCCTAAGCGATTGGCTAAGTGGTTGAACGACTCAGA